AGATTATTTGTATGGTATACTAGAAGATGCATGGAGGTATAGTCGTGACCGAAAACCAGGAAGACGAAAAAAAGTCTCTAAATAAAAATACATCAACCGAAATCAATCGGGGTGTAGAATTACTACTACGAAATAGGAGGAAGAAACCCGAACCATCTAAAACATTTCAAGTAAAATTTGGGAAACTGATTGCATTCTGGAATAGAGAAATTATTTTTCACTTTAATTTTTACCTTGATATTAGAAAAACTTAACACTCTGGAGAAGCATTATGGACATAACCATAGTAACCCTAACCCTTACCACAGTAGTTTCATTACTTGCATTGTTGGTAGGAGGTATGATAGGATGGATGGCAAGGCAGCATTCATATGAAACGACACCTCAAGTAGTGTATACTCATCCAGAAATGTTTGATGCGAACGGACATTTAGTTCCTGATGAAATTTTAGCTCTAAGAATTGAAAACAATTATGACACCGACGAAGACGACGACGACTAAAAGGGTTAAGTTACCACCTAATCCTTTTATACATGAGATTCTTGAACTTGTATCTAAACAAAGATCAAAGGCAAAGAAGGTAGATATTCTCAAGGAGTATCGAGATGATTCTCTAACTGCTATTCTCATCTGGAATTTTGATGAGACAGTTAAATCTGCAATGCCAGAAGGTCATGTTCCTTATAAAGAAAATGAAGTTCCTGTAGGAACTGATCATACATCTTTACGTAGAGAGTGGAAACAACTTTATCATTTTGTTGAAGGTGGTAATAGCACATTGAGTTCTCTTCGTAGAGAGAGTATGTTTATTCAGATGCTTGAAGGACTTCATCCTGATGAGGCAAAAATAATATGTTTAATTAAAGATAAGAAATTGACTGATTTATATAAAATAACATATGAAGTTGTGAAGGAGGCATATCCTGATATCGAATGGGGTGGTAGGTCATGACGACTAAAACAGAAAAGAAAGTAGTAGAAGAAGAAGTAAAGGTAGAAGAAAAATTTAAACCATCTGATTATTCATGTGAAATTTTGTTAGAAAAAACTACTCTTGTTAAAGCACAAGATAAAAATTTTCCAACAGATGCACATCTTGTTTGGTATAATATAGATGGTGAAGAGCATCTTGATCTAACTCGTTGTTCAAAGAGATCTGATTTGTTTGATATGTATTATGATCATTACGGTCCAAATGCTGTAAAAAGATTTGATCATGGGCAGGGTGCAATTAAACCAAGTTTGTGGGGATATAAGCAACCAGATAAGAAGGCAACCAGAAAGAGGAAGAGAGTATGAATGATGAGCAGATAAAATCACAGATCAATGACATCATAGAAGGTGAGATTCAAAATGGAATCAATGATTATATTGAAGAAAAAGAAAGCAAGAAAGACCTAAAGGGTTTTGGTGGAGAAGTTCCTCAAGATGAAGGTAGTGAATTGAATGTGAAAGTATCGCAGAATGAAGTTGATAGATTACTTAAGGAGTATAAGAAAATTAAGAAAGGTCAGAAGTCTAACTTTGCCCAGATAAAAAAACTTGGTCTGGTTGATAGGCATGGGAATGAGTTAAATGTTAAGTAAAGATCATAGATTAAAGTTTGTAGAGATTGCATGTAAAATTAAGTTAAATAGAGACGTGACATTAAAAGACATGATATGGTATAATAAATTACGTGAGCACAACAACCATGCAAGAGGTATCCATGAGAGATTTGTTACTTAAAGCACTACTAGCACATGCTAATGGTGAAATTGCTAAACATAAGGCAAATGTTGAAGTTTATCTGACAAATCCTGCAGGTATTGGAGAACATTCTGATATAACGGAAGCAATTGGAGTGGAGTTAGATAAAATTTCACGTTACCATGACCAGATAGAGGTCATACAGAAGTACTTTAAGTAAAACCGTATCACGTTTTACAAAACTACTTGACTATATAATATAACTGTGTTAGTATATTAACACAACGTTCATCCCCCTTCGACTGGGGACGCAAGTAAGCCGACTCGGAACGGATCGTTCATCCTTATGGAATTTCTAATCGCAACCATCTTATCATGTGAAAGTGCCGAGGATATTATTTCTCGAATAGTACCTTCTACAGAAAATCGTGCTGAATTAGTTCAGCAGGTGCAGATGAGTGCAGAGCAGGGATGCTTTGAGGACGCACAAGTTGACTAAAGGAACGGATTAAAACCCTACTACTTTGGAGAAACCCAATGGCAAAAGTCACTTACCGTGGTGTCGAGTACGACACTGAAGAGTACAACGCATCAGTGCTTGAAGAAGCAGCGAAGCGTAGCAGACACGATCTAATGTATCGTGGACTCAAGGTTACAAGCAAGGCAATTCCTTGCAGTTAGAATACAAAGGGGGTTTACACACCCCCTTTTTTCATGTATAATTAGATGAAAAGAAATCTCATATGAACAAAGCAAAACTAAAAGTTTTAGTCATGGCTCTTAAAGAGATTGTAGAGGAGTTGGAATCGGAAGTTTATTCTGATACTGAATCTTATAAGTATGAGAACTACGAACAATCTCTTTCAAAATCTGATCAGTATGATGAAGTTTTTGATGAAACTAATGAGTAAGATTGATACCCAAGGATTAAGTGGACCTGCAACAAAGGGATGTAAGGATAATATATTTCCTAAAGATGCTGATGGCAATCCCATCTATCCACCATTCAATCCCACTCCATTACCTATCTTTAATACTAAAGAAAGAGCAGAGTTAAAAGAAATTATGTTAGAGGCATTGAGAGAGTATTATGACCGTTAAATTAGTGAGTGCTACACCAGATGCTGAAAAGCATATGGCATATGTTGCTCGTGTCAGTAACCCCAATAACCAAGACAGTGATAAGTTTGCTGGTCTTCTTAAGTATTGTATTAAACATGGGCATTGGAGCGTCTTTGAGCAAGCATTCATGACCGTTGAGATCAATACTACCAGAGGACTTGCAGCACAGATATTAAGACATAGATCATTTACATACCAAGAGTTTTCACAGAGGTATGCTGATAGTAGTTTGTTAGGAGATAGTATTCCATTACCCCAGTTACGTCGTCAGGATGATAAGAACAGGCAGAATAGTATTGATGATATAGATCCATTGATGCAGCAAGACTTTGAGATTAAAATGCAAAGACATTTTGTGGATGGAATGAAATTATATAAAGAGATGCTTGAGGCAGGTATAGCAAAAGAGTGTGCAAGGTTTGTACTTCCTCTTGCTACACCCACACGTTTATACATGACTGGTTCTGTAAGATCATGGGTACATTATATTGACCTACGTTCTGCACATGGAACACAGAAAGAACATATGGATGTTGCAGAGGAAACACGTTCCATTTTTATTAAACAGTTCCCTACTGTTGCTCAAGCCCTTGAGTGGGTCTAAATACTTTCACATAACTTTATATTGATATGCCAACATACCCAGTGATTAATTTAAAAACTAAAGAGAAGAAAGAACTCTCTATGACGATGAAAGCATATGATCAGTGGAGAAAAGATAATCCTGAATGGGATAAAGATTGGTCGGAAGGATGTGCCAGTGCTCAAGAGATGTTTAGGTGGACTGGAGAAGCAAACTCTGGTGGTTGGAATGAAGTTCTTGACCGAGCATCCAAACAACCAGGTGCTACAGTTCGTAAAAACAGAGATTATCAATTCTAATGCCAGCTAAATCAAAGACTCATAAGTCAGTTGTTCCATACGGAATGAGTAACAAGCAAATGAAAAGAAAAAAACCAATTAATACGGACTTGATGAGGACAATTAATCCTCTAACTCCAAATCAAGAAGAACTTTTTCGTCATTACAAAAATGATCAGAACCTTGTTGCCTATGGTTCAGCAGGTACTGGTAAGACATTCATAACATTATATAATGCATTGAAAGATGTGTTAGACCCAAAGACTTCTTATGATAAAATTTATATCGTTAGATCTTTGGTAGCAACTAGAGAGATTGGTTTCCTTCCTGGTGATCATGAGGATAAGTCTTCTCTATATCAGATACCATATAAGAATATGGTTAAGTATATGTTTGAGATGCCAAGTGAAGCAGACTTTGAGATGCTCTATGGTAATCTTAAAACACAAGGAACTATTTCATTCTGGAGTACATCATTCATTCGTGGTACAACTTTAGATAATGCTATTGTAATAGTAGATGAGTTCCAGAACTTGAACTATCATGAACTTGATAGTATAATTACAAGGATTGGTGAGAATGGAAAGATTATGTTCTGTGGTGATGCCACTCAATCAGATCTTATCAAAACCAATGAAAGGAATGGTGTTAGTGACTTCATGAAGATCCTTCGCATCATGCCATCAGTTGATATTGTTGAATTTGGTATCGAAGATATTGTTCGATCTGGATTTGTTAAAGAATATCTCCTTGCTAAACTGGAACTGAATTTATGACCTTTACTCATTGTAATTTTTTAGGTGATCTTGAATTAGAAAAGAAAGAAACTAACGGTATAAGATTATATAATCTTCCTGATGGTCAATGGGTTCCTTCCATTACATCTGTGACTTCTTTTTATAATAGACAAGTCTTTGTTAACTGGCGAAAGCGAGTTGGTATTGAAGAGGCAAATCGTATTACAAAGAAAGCAACTACTCGTGGAACTGATTT